CCTTTACTCTATATACAAAAGTAATAGGAGCTCTTCCGAAGAAGATCTCCAGTTCGCTTTGTGTACGGAGTGATGGTCTCTACCGTAGGAGACACATCGCAAAGACGAAGGTTACATGGATAGCCGAATTGTGGAAAGGGTACGCGACCACATATTGTCTATCCACAGCAAAGAGGCAAGTAACTCACCGAAATGAGCTACGGGCCTTCCTCCTTGCTGGTTTCCATCTCGTGAAATGCTCGCTACATAGCATCTCCCTGGCTTCTTCTGAAGTCAAAGAGTGGTGCCATGAAGCTCGCCTCCGATCCCTACATTCTCCCTACACGAGTACTAGAAAGATGTTGAGCAAGTGGCTCCCGGAGATTTCTACCACCATCGAGTTAGTGCAGTTTGCGAGGTTAAATCGCGCACTGCCTTATCCCGACGACAGTTTCATCCCCCGGGCACTAGAGTCTCATAGGACGACCCTAACAGAAGGGGAACAGGAACAAAAAGTCCCTGTTTGGTTAGCCCCTACAATCAAAAAGATCGTATCAAGAGCAATGAAAAAAATGACAAAAGAAGAGATACAAGATCTCCGCCGATGCAATTTTACTCCACGACTCTCGACTTCAGCCACAATCGGAGTTTCTTCACGAAAAGGCGGTTTGTACGGATGGGCAAGGTTAGAAGGAATGTTGGACGATGACCCTTACAAGTCCTCCCAAAACATCATGAGAAAATCACGTGGGTATTTAACCTACCTATCAAATCTCAAGAAGATGGGAAAACATGAGGACATCTACCCAATGATGGAACCTGTTGCGATCAAAGAGAAAGGTTGTAAAGTGCGAATAGCAACCAAATCTCCACCAGAATTAAACCTGGTTGCGCAACATCCGCAAAGATGTTTATTAGCGTTACTCAAACATCTGGTTCCGTCAAAAGGTACACTCCATGGAAACCTCAATTTCAGTGAGCACCACTGGGTGAAAGAACACCACCTAGAAGAAGGGGTTGCACTTTCTGCTGACTTGAGCAAAGCGTCAGACAGAATTCCCTTCTCAATAGGCTACACTGTATTGAAGACAGCTATGGACACATTCTATGATATGGAAGACGAAGAGGAAACTACAAACTACAACAATATAGATGCAGCCACAATTCTAACCGGACCAATGAGATTCCCCGATGGCACAAAAACCAAAAGAGGACTTCTCATGGGTCTTCCTACCACATGGCCCATTCTGTCCCTTCTGAACATGGCATGTTTCGAATTTGGAGCTCAAAAGTTAGACAGACACAGATACTCTATCTGCGGAGACGATCTGATCGCTCTCTGTGAAGAGAGGTCATCTCAGAACTACCAAGCAAACCTGCAAGAATGCTCCTTACGAATAAACGCAAAGAAACATCTCGTGATTCCACTGGTCCGCGGAAGGACCGTCGGTGCTGTCTTCACTGAAGAGGTATTCCTCTTTAAAACTGGAGAAGTGAAAACTCCAGCCGGTAAAAAGCCGGAAATGTGGGACTTCATAGCACATAAAATCCTAACATCAACGACTCAAACACACCACATACAGACACCCCATCCGGGTGCAATCTTACAATGCAAGCCGCGTGGCATATTAGAAACAGGTTCTAAATATACCACGATCAAAATGTGTTTTGACCAGCTCGCCTCAACCCCCGGTAAACGAGGGCGAGTTGCGATAGAACTCGCAAAGGACCTACACAAGGATATAATCCGGAAACTAGAAGCTTCTGGTATACCCCCGTATTGGCCCCGCGAACTGGGTGGAGCCGGGTTGCCTGGCAAGCAATCAGCCCCACCTTCTTTACGGAAAAGAATCGCAGCACTTTTGACACTCCAACCATTAGAGTCGTCACGCATTATAAGAAAGTTTAAAAGGATCTGGGAACCTAGATCACGCTCAGATGCTGCTGAACAGGCAGACATCGATCTAGAATACACCATCACCAAAATCCCAGAACACAAAACAGGAACTAGCTCCCAAGAGGCGTTGTCCCTACTGCGGCCGACGTTCATCGGGATCCATACTCTTAGAGGAAAGGACAAGATATCTTCAATAAAGAAAACATCTCTTCCCTTTCTCAAGAAACAGATCAGTTCTGA